CCCACGCACTCGTCCATCATCTCGATCAGCGAGATTAGCGGCGCGTTGGAACTTCGCGACCGACGAAGCCCATAGGTCGTCCGCACATTGTATGACTTCAGCGACATCAGGCGGCACTTCATCAGGGTTTTCTCCAGCAAGAATTAAAAGGTTGCCGCGCACGGATTTGTCGATAGAATATTTGGCCTCGCCGTCCTTGAAGACCGTCATCAACTCCAGCGCCTGCGGCCCAACACGGTCCAGCACCCACTCGCGCATCTTGGGACTGCGGACGCTGGTGATCGCGCCCTGCGTCACCTCGCGCACGATCTGCTGGATCTCGTCCAACTCGGCGGTGGCGTAGCGGATCGCGGCTTGGCACAACTCGACATCGACGCGCACGCCCCGGTCGTTGACGCGCTCGTTGACGTGGTAGTCGGCCAGTTCTTCAGCGGACAGATCGCGCATACCCTTGCTGATCGCGCGCATGGCGCGCACGTCCTGCTCGCAATATTGGACCATCTCGGCCATCAACATTTGATCTTGCCGGAAGAACCCGTCAGCCTGCGGGATGGACAGCAGCCGGATCAGTTGCGAGCCACGATGGTCCTTCTTCATGGACGCGCCAGCAAACCGCCCCACGTCCTCCAGCGAGCCCGGCGCGCAGTTGGCGCGAGCTTGCGCCGCCGTGCAGTAGAACTGCTCCAGCTTGGGCTCGCGCAGCTTCTGATCGGGGCATAGCACGAACCAGAAGATCAGGCGTTCGAACGCGGCGTTGTGCGCGCGGATCTGGCCGGTGTGGTTGGCGACAGCGGCGGGGAACGGCTGGCCCGGCGTCCAAGTCGTCACTTCGCCATCATCGAAGGCGTAGGACATACACAGCACCTCAGTGCTGAGATCTTGGGCGTAGTTGTACACGCCCCGCGAAGGCAAGTCGCACTTGCTCCGCGTCTCGAAATCAAGCCAGAGAGTTTTCATGGGCTGTAGATACTCACGGGCGCCAGCAGGGGGAGGACCACTGGCGCCCGCTTTCACTCCTCCTTACGCGCTGCGACGACGGCGACGCGACTCAGAAGGGGCCTCGTCCGTGGCAGCTTCCGCCACCTCGGTTTCCGCAGCCGCACCATCCATCCCGACCCATTCGATGACCTCGAAGACGGGAGTGTAGATGCGACCGTAGCTCTTGTGGATGTAATGCTCCTTCTTGAGGCGCACCACCGGAACCGGCTTGGACTGGTCCTTATCGACCTGGGCGGCAATGGCAAGCGCGAGCTGCTGCACCGCCTTCTTGCCGCCCACGGACGTGACCGTATAGCGGGCCTCCAGATCCTTGTCCTCGCCCGCCATGCACTTCAGGGACATGCCGACCTGCACTTCCCAACCGCGCTTGGCGGCGGCAGGCGCAGCGTCCAGCTCAGGCAGCGGCTGCTGCACTGACACCATCTTTTCCCCAAGCACTTCACCTTCGCCCCACGCGATATAGCCGTGGACAAAGCTGAACGGGTTGATGGCCCAAGTCGAGTCATCCTCAATCTCGGTCTGCTCGGCACCGAACACCCAATGGCCGGTCTTGTCCATCTTGAGGATGACAGAACCCGCGCCGTCAGGGACGCCTGCGCTGATCGAGCGCAGACCGGAAGCGAGAGACGAAACGGAAGGAAGGTTAGCACCGGCGAATACTGTGAGATTAGACATTCGTTTTCTCCTTAGACGAGTTTACCAAGAGCGGCGGACAGTTGTACGCCGATCTGCAAGACCGCCGGGCGAGGATCATCCTCTGACGCCAGCGTGTTGCCCGATGAGACGGAAACGACGTGGTCCGCAGGCAACGCAAGCTTGTGCTTCTTCAGCACCTTCTCGGCCTTCGCAGGACTAAGGATCGTCATCTCAGTCAATTCCATTGCATTAACACCCATTGCGCGCATGGCTTCAAGGGCTTTGTTCTCGTCCACCCACTGGCGCATACCGCGCTTGGGGACAAGCTTGTACCCCGGCACCGGCAGACCGGCCTCCAGCGTCTGCATCGCCAACGCCCGCACTTCTTTGATCCAGCTTTCCAACTGGTCAGCCATGCCAAGGTAGTCGGACATGTTCTCAATGCTGAGATCCTTCAACGTGGACACCAGCGCCCGGTCAGCCGCGCCGGTCATGATGGGGCAGATCGCCTTGCCAGCGCACCAACGGCACCAGTCGCCCTGCGCCAACGGCGCGTCAGGCTGCTGCGCGATCTTCACCGCAATGATCAGCTCCTTTTCAAACAGTTGGATGCGGCGCGGGGTCGTCTCCCAACGCTTGACGTAGGGCGGCTGCACGATGACCAGTTCAACCTTGGTAGCGCCTTCGAACGCCCACTGCGCGGCAGGGGTCCGCATGGCCGCAGCGGCGTAAAACATAAGCTGTGGGTTCTCCTCGACATCAACGGCGACGCCGTCGCCAAACTTCCAGTCCACGATGTACGCAGTGTCGCCGATCCGCCCGACAATGTCGGCGGACCCGAACACACCGGGCAGCAGATCGCCAAAGCCAACAACCACCTCGGTCTCAAACTCCATCTGCTTGTCGGGGTCGATGTCATTCAGCGCCGCCAGCGCAGGCAGCAGCTTGTTGTCGATCAGATCCTGATCAAGCGTCACGTCCGCATGGACAGCGCCAAGAAAATCCTGCGGCGTAGCCTTGCCGTCCAGCACGTCCGCGATGACGTTGTGGAGCAGGGTGCCGGTGTCGGCGTAGACGCTGGACGGCTTGGGCGGCATCTGCGCGACGAGCGTCACGGAGCCAGGGCAGTTGATGACGCGCTTGGCGGTCGAACCGCCGACGATGCTAGAATGTTGAGCCATTAGATTACCTCAGTGGATTGTTGACGAAACCGACACTAGACTTTCTTTTACGGGTATGCAATACATTTTTTTATGAGAGAAAGCGAGATCGAACGATATTTTGTGTGGACCGTCCAGTCGCTGGGCGGCGTCACCTACAAGTTCAGGTCGCCCACGCAGCGCGGGGTGGCCGACCGGATCGCGTGTATGCCCAACGGCGAGACGTGGTTTGTGGAACTCAAAACCAAGGGCGGGCGTCTTGCGCCGCTCCAGAAATTATTCGCAGCGGACATGCTGCGGTTGGGGCAGCATTACGCCTGCTTGTGGTCAACGGAAGAGGTAGACAAATGGGCCTCGCATTACGACCCTACCAAGAAGAAGCCGCTGATTTTCTATTCGAACGAAACCGGGCGATGATCCTTGCGCCAGTGGGCGCGGGCAAGACGGCCATTACGTTGACGGCCATGACCGAGATGGTTGCGGAGGGGCATGTCAAGCGGTGGCTTGTGCTGGCCCCCAAGCGCGTCTGCACGGACGTGTGGCCGGTCGAGCGTCTGAAGTGGGCGGCTGATTTTGACATCGCCATCGCCACCGGGACGCCAGCGCAGCGTCAAGCGGCGTTTGACAGCGCCGCGCCCATCGTCGTCACCAATTACGACAACATCCAATCCCTGCCGGATCTGTCGGGCTTCGATGGCGTCGTCTTTGACGAGTTGACGCGGCTCAAGAACCCCAGCGGCAAACGCTTCAAGGCGCTGCTGGCGCACCTCGACAAGATCCCGTTCCGGTGGGGCCTGACCGGCTCGTTCACGTCCAACGGGCTCGAAGACGTGTTCGGCCAGTGCAAGGTGATCGACCAGACGCTGCTGGGCCGGGCCAAGGGTGCGTTCCTTCAAAAGTATTTTGTCTGCATCAACCGCGACTTCGGCGACTGGCAACCGCGCAAGGGCGCGCTGGAACAGGTCATGGACGCCATCCGCCCAGCAACCTTTGTGCTGGACCCCGGCGAGTACAGCGACAAACTGCCGCAGTTACATGTTGTGGAAATGCGCTGCGACATGCCCGACCGCAAGCCCTACGAAAAGATGAAGCGCGACTTCCTGCTGGAGTACGGCGAGGACAAGATCATCGCGGCGAACGCCGCCGCCGTGACGAACAAGCTCCAGCAGATGGCGTCTGGATTTGTTTACGATAACAAGACGATAGCGTCAGAGGAAAAGGGAAAGTTTACTATGAAACAGAAGGTCATTTGGTTCGCGACGCACAAGTTCGATCTGCTGGACGAGGTCCTAAACGAGAACCAGCGCGCCAACACGATCATCGTCTACAACTACAAGGAAGAGCTGGCCGAACTGAAGCGCCGCTACCCCACCGCGCGCACGATTGACGATTTCAACGCCATCGACCGATGGAACAAGGGCGAGATCGAGCTGCTGCTGATCCACCCCAAGTCCGCCGGGCACGGGCTCAACCTCCAGTTCGGCGGCTGCAAAATTATCTTCCTGTCGATGCCCTGGTCGTTGGAGCTGTTCGAACAGACGGTGGGCCGCCTGCACCGGGGCGGGCAGACCAAGGATGTCTGGTGTTATTTGCTGATCTGTAATAAAACAGTGGACGAACGGATCTGGGGTGCGCTTCAGGATAAGCGAGCGATCTCGGACATAGCACTTGAGGAACTGACAACATGAACTGGCGCGAGATCAACAAGGTGCTGCCCACGCTGGATGAGGACACCGTCAGGCGGATGCTGGCGGACGAGCGCACGGGCGAGCAGCGCACCACCGTCCTGATCCGTCTGCATCAACGCTACACGGCGCTGCGGGCGGCGCGGGAACGCACGGAGATCCTTGGGGACGTGGAGTTTCCCAAGGTGGTCGCGCTCACTTAGCGCACCAGCCTTCGCGCCGGGCGTTGTTCTGCTTGACTTCAATGATGGTGCCTGTGGTGTCCTTGGACGACCAGGACACATCCTTCCAGACTGTGCAGACCGCCGCGTTAGTCTCGACGGTGCTGGTCAGGGTTACGCACCCGGTCAGGGGACAGATCAAGAGCATCAGCAGCATCCACCGCATTGCGTGTTCTCCGTAGCACGTCCGCCGTCGCCGCAGCCTCAATCTCGGCCACGGCGTCTCTGCGGATCTTGTAGTAGACGCCCGTCAGCGTCATCACGATGATGACGCCCATGATGGCGTAACGCCCCAGCGGCGTAAAGAGCAGGCTAAACACCGTGTTCGTCCATGTGCTTCTTGCGCCAGAACCAGATGGCTGCGCCTGCGCCAATGATCGCCAGCATGATGACGAAGTTCGCGTTGTGCAGCAGGCCCATGATCTGGTCCATTACGTCAGAGGCGTCCTTCGCCTGCGCCGCGACTTCCTTGACAACGCCGACGCTTCCAAGCCCTGCCGTCAGTAGCGCCGCATTACCCTGCTTGCTGTCCGCCATAGTTCTTTTCGGAGGAGCATCAGGTTCTGCACGGTCCTCTTGTTCATCATGCGCCTGATCCTGTGCGGTCCACCATGCGCCTGCCGCCTGGCGGCGGCGCACCAGCCCTGGCAGCACCTTGCCGCCGCCCTTGGTCCACTTCATCAACTCGGCAGGCACCGCGTCCAGATCGCCAGCGTTGACCTTCTTGAGCATCGTGGAGGACTTCAGGTTGCCGACGCCCGCGTTGTAGGCGAAGTCCACCAACACATCGAACTGGTTCTGCGTCAGTTCAACCTTGATCAGATCCTGAACAGAACGCTCATATTTGATCAGATCCTGACGAAGGATCGTGTCCGCCTGCGCCTGCGTGATGGTCATGCCGTCGTTGACCATAGGAGCGCCAGCGGCGCTGGTGTGGCCGTAGCCGATTGTACACACATTTGCGGGGCAACGGTACGCTTTCAGTTTGCAGCCTTCAAACTTCTTGAGCAGGTTGTCGAGACCGCCTTGGCTCATGTGCATGATTATTTCCCCTTCTCTAAAAGAGTGACACGCTTATCCAGCGCGGCGATCATTTGTGCGGTGTCAAACCGGATGGCAGCGCGCGCGGCAGCGGCGTCGGCCACCATGTCCATGCGGCTCTTCTCGATGGCGGACATGGAACGCTCACGGTCCAACGTCATGGCGGCGCGGGCCAAGGCGCTTTCCTTTTCGACCTTGCTGATTTGATCGCTCAGGTTCTCGCGAATCTGCGCCATGTCGATGGTGGTGCCTTGGGGCGGGATGGCCTTGTTGTCGGCGTTGACGACGACAGCCACCTTGGACTTTAGTTGAATGATCTCGTTGTTGGCAGCAGAAAGCGCGCTCATG